CGTTTCCACCACTCCCGCTTGAACATACCGCCGGAGCTGGGCGTGGGCGTCTGCATATACAGCGACGACCATGCGTAGGTGCCGACGGTTTCTTTCTGCTGGGCGCACCAATCAATGTCATAGCCGCCAGCAGGCCACAGAGCCTCTCCGACGGAGCGGCCGAGAGCATCATTCTCTTCATCCTCACAGACAGCAGGCAGAGAGATGATTTTCCAATCCTCCACCTTGCCGTACTCAGGATTTAGGAGCCGGGCGGCAAGGTCATCTTCATGCCAGCGTGTCAGGATGATGATGACAGCGCCTCCGGCCTGCAAACGGGTACTCACGGTTGACTGGTATTCGTTCCATAGCATCTCACGGTAGGTCTGGGACTCAGCCTCAGCCCGGTTCTTGATGGGGTCGTCTACAATAAGCAAATCGGCACCGTAGCCCGTGATAGAGCCGCCGATGCCGACCGAAATCATGCCCCCTGTGCCGTTTTCAAGGTTCCAGTTTGTCTTGGTGCGCTGCACAGGTGATACGGTATGACCAAACAGAATAGGGCCGTATTCCTCAACCTTGTCCCTGTTACGCTTGCCGAATTGCTGGGCAAGACTGCCGCTGTAACTGACCTCGATGACACGCTTCTCCGGGTGCTTCCCCAGATAGAATGAGGGGAAGGTCTCGGTAACGGTCATCGACTTGCCATGACGGGGTGGCATGAATATCATCAGACGCTTGGTCTTTCCCGCCATGATGTTCTCCAGCTCCCGACACACGAGGTCGAGGTGTCGGGCTCGTTTCCACCTGCCTGCGTGGACAAGCTGGACGTAATCTGCGTAGTGCCTCCGTGCCAGCTCATACCGTGCGGCGGTGGCGATGGATTCTTTCAGAGCTGGCGATAGCTGACGCCTACTCTTCGCCATCCTGCTCCCCGTCCAAACGGGCAAGGGAACGCAGCTCCTCCTCGGTCAGCTTCTCCATCGGCGAAGTCTTCACGGAACCGCCGAGCGTGATTTCCTGCCGCTGCGAGAACTCTCCTTTGCTCCGATTATTGAGCCAGTACATGATAGCCATTGTGTCCGGGGCGATGTGCTTCGTCGTCACCCTCGTCTTCTCCACCCGCTGCCTGCCGGTGGCAGGGTCAGTGGTGATTATCTGCTCAACGTCCTTGGCGTCGTAGCCAGTGGCCCGTTGGTACAGACTGCGCTTGACCTTGGCGTCGGCGACCTCCTTACCCATCTCCAGAGACTCACGGAAGGATTCATGCGCTTTCTTCCAGCGGTGAAGGGTGCGGACGGATATGCCAAACGCCTCAGCCATTTCCTCATCGGTGGCGCCCTTCACGGACAGCGACCACGCCCAATCGTCGTGGTACTTCTCGTTGTATGCGCTCGCCTGGGCCATCTTACTCGCCTCCTAAGTAGTCGGCGCAGAGGTACTCCAGCCCCTCCCACAAATTCTTGTTGGTGATGTCGCCGTGGCCTACCATGCGGTCGAGGGCCTTCTTGATGACCTTGGCGCTGCCAACGGGAATCTTGCTGCGACCGACTACGGTGGACAGCGGCACCCACATCGAGTTGTCGTTCTTTGGGTCCGTACCCTCCCAACCCTCGGCAAGCTGGCTGAGGTTCTGCTCGAAGATGCGGAAGATGATTTGCATAGCCGCCGACACGTTCTTCACGTTGTAGGCAGCGGAGGCCGTTTCCTGAGCGTCCAGCCACGCCTCATACTCTTTGTCGGTCGCCAGCCAGATGTCGCTGCCGGTCTTGACCGCCTCCCTCGCCTTGTCGATGACCCGCTGGGCCTCCTTCAGCTCATCGGGCAGGTAGACGATACTCAACACCTGAAACTCCAGATTCGCCTCGCTCATAGCCTGAGAGCTGGCCTTGTCCAACAGGCCCAGCGTCTTATCGTCGAGGCCGGAGTATTCTTTCAGGTCGATGTCCAGAATCTTATCGTACAGCTTCTTCAGCACGTCCGGGTCATCCTGCCCCACAATGGCATTGTGAGAGAGCTGAATGGCGATGCGCTGCTCCTCAGACATCTCATCATCGGTGATGATGCAGGGGATGGTCTCCAGACCGGCGGAGATAGCAGCCTGCACCCGATGATTGCCGGACAGCACCTCGTACTTGCCGTCAGCGTGGTCCAGAGCGGCGAAGGGAGCGGACGTGAGCTGTCCGTCCTGCTTGATGTTCGCCACCAGCCTTTGAAACTCCTCATGCCGCATAAACCGAGCGTTCATCTTCAGGAGCTTCAGCTCACGGGGGTCTATCTCAATGATTCTCGTGTTAATCATGTTGTCTCCTCCTTACCGCTTCTGCGAGTGCTTCTTCTTCCACTTGGCCAGCCCCTCCTGCAACGTCCACTGGCCGAGAGGGGCGCCGTAGTTGATTTCATACGGCTGCATATAGTAGGCGTTGGCAGGGTCGATGTCCTTCGCCCAATCCGCCTTTTGGAGTGAATCGTTATGCTTCCGATTCAGCACCTTGAACAGCCCCCGGTACTTCATGCTCTCAGGGTTCTTGCTGAAGGCGGTCGTGACCAGCGAGGCGGCCCGGCGCTTCGTGATGCGTTCAGCGATGCGTTTGCTCTCTTTGGACAGGGCGGCGTACAGCACCAGCTTCGCAAGGTGCTTGTAGTCGGTCGGCTCGACCGGGAAGTCGGACAGCAGGTACACGGTCGGCGTCTCGATGTGCTTATCCCACTGAGCCACGGTCGGCCCGGCGGAGAAAGCGTAAACGCCGATGAGGTAGCCATCGACCACCACCCCGATTGCGAGGGTGGCGGAGCCGGGACGGATGTTGATATTCATGTACTGGCTGCGGAGGGTCTGGAAGGCATCGTTCGACAGCTCGAAGAGCCGGATGTCATCTCCCATTTCCATCCCCTGCCCGAACTTCTTGATGTTCGCCTGCGTGGTACTCTGGAGCGGCGTGACTATCTGCGGCCTGCCGGAGCTTGCGTATAGGTAAATGGGGATGCCCCGGTTCGTCGTCTTGGTCATGCCCTTCAGATGCTCCCCAAACTCATCTTCAGGCAACCGCATATCCGTACCGAAGCACCACTCCTTCTTGGTCATAATCTGTCGGAAATACTCCACCAACGAATCGGCATCGAAGAAGCCGTACTCAGGAGGCGTGAACTTGAACATCTTCTCCAGCTTGGCAAAGTCCTTCACGAACGCCTTGCCTGCCTTCTTGAATGGCGGGAATGAGATGAAACCAGCATCAGCCGGGGCCTGCTTCACGAACTCAGCGGCATCACCGTTGAAGTAGCTGGCGATGGTCAGGGTGTTCCCGCTGACCTTCTGCACCGTCTTTTCGTGCATGACCGGGAACTGCCGGACACTCTCCTCCAGCATCATCTTGTAGTACGGGTTGTCTCCCTTGTCTGTGTAAGCCACGATGCGGGAGCAGAGCATCATGGTCGCCAGTTTGTCGATGTCCGTCTTCATATACTCAGGGAGCCACGGGAACATCTCCAGCCCCTCCTCTGACAGCTCCAGCGGGATATGCTCCCGCATGAAGTGAGCGCCGAGACACTGAGAGTACATCGTCACATCGTTACTGTGCAGGTGGAATTTCTCCATAGGACCGATGAACTTTTCCAGCGTGAAGTTGCCAGAACAGCCGACGTAGATGTCGGTCACGTCCCATGCCTTCACTATCTTGTTCATAATGGCCTGCGCTTCCGCCGGTACTGAGCCGTAGAACATAAGCTACCCTCCTCGAAGTTGTAGCAAAAGAGCGGCTGCTCATCGCAACCGCTCTCTCACCTGTTGATATGGAGCGAAGTGCAGGGTTCGGACCTGCGCCTCCAGGCGGGTGGCCTGGCGTCCTCCGTTAGACTAACTTCGCATGAAAAGGGCCGGTGTTCGGCCCTGTGGCCGCTTAGAACAGCGTGAGCTGCTCCATGTGGAATGTGGTAGGGGGGTTCTCTTGAATCCGCTTATAGGCCGCCTGACGGGGCTTAGACGGGTCTGGCGTCGGGTCGAAGAGTTCGGGGATTGCCTCCCCCGTGTTCTTCAGCCACCAATCGGCGAATGTGCGCCGGTGGCACCAGTCGTCCGGGCCTTTGCGGATGTCTTCGTAGCAAAGCAGCACAACATCTTTGCCGAGCCGCTCGAAGTGTTGGAGCTGGGACAGGATTCTCTGGACGCCCTTCTGATTCAGGCGGTCGAAGTATGCCCTCTCGAAGTCCTCGTACCGTTCAAACTTATTCAGAAGACCGAAGGGCATCAGGTCCTTCATCTCTGCATCGAGATTGTAGCAGATGGGCCACTTCGGGGTCCCCAGCGAGATTCTGACCGCCGTGTACTTGCCAGTCTTCAGCTCCGGGTTGCTATACCTGCTGGTATAAACCATCGTTCTCGCTCCTCCTTCCGTACAGTCCTTTCAGGACATCCAAGCCCTCGGCTACCTTTTCGTTCAGGTCGTAGCCGAGCTGCTTATAGAAATCCCCGTGGACCATACATTCATAGGCCAGCTTCATGGCTGAGGATTCCTGCTTCGTGATTCCGAGCCGGAAGTCCTTCGCTATTCGCAAGGCCCCTTTGAAATCGCCGTCGGCGGTCAAGCGCCTGACGGTATCGGTCTTCTTTTCCATACAGCTCACCGCCTTGGTAATGGGTTGTTTGATACTTTCATTCTACCCATTTTGACGGCCTTGTCAAGTCAAAACGCTGTATTTTCAAGGCTTCCAAGGATTTTTCGGAGCGAGTGCAGCGGACGGTCAAGTCCTCTTTTTTGGGGTGACACATCCATGTATCGCTCCTACACTTTACCACATCGGTAACTTGCGTGTCAATGGCGACTTTTTGGCGGGGTTTTCTCACCGCAGGCCGTCAATGCCGAAAATCCTTGATGTCAGGAGCCTTGTGGCCTCT